AGGACTACTGACGGAAACGCCCAGGAGGGGAGCAGGGAAATTCGCCTGCCGACAGAGTTTGAGCGTTCGGGATACCGGTATGCTGATGCAAGCGCAGATATGTTTGTTACAGACGGAGACCGGCTGTTAACTGAGGCATGGCGGCGTGACGTGTATTACGCCAGGGTGGTGGGCGCATACAGTCAGCTGTTTAAATTTGATGCGAATGGTGCTGAAACTCAGTTGACGCATGACAATGCGAACGTGACGAACGTCCGGGATAGCGGCGAGGAGGTGCAGTGGCAGAGTGATGTCGATACCGGGGTGAAGGGGGGCCTTTGGTTTACGAAAAAAGCTACTTTCGATCCACACCCGGTATTCCCACGAAACATCATCACGCTATGGGGGCACTCATTTCTGCAAAACCCACGACTGGCTAACAAACTGTATAAACTGACAGGAATGCCGGTCTGGAATTTCGGGCGCAGTAATATCACCAGCAAGGGTGCAGCTCTGCGCCAGGGCGGGCAGCGAATCGAAGTATGGCCTTTGACGGGGAAGATTCCGGCAACAACGGATGCTGTCCAGGTCACGCCGTCATCACCAGGCCCGCTGGAGCTTGGCGCTAAAAATTATGCGCTGAACGGGCAAGGGTATTTCCGCGGGCAGAAAATGTGGGTCAACTGGTACGCTGACAACACGCTAAAAATCACCCGCTATGCCGCCGGTGCGGAAATTACGGTTCCCGCTGCTGAAACGCTGATGTGGATACCGCAGACGCAAGAAGCACTGACCGATATTGATACCGGGCAGGTGATAACGCCGCAGTATGCAACTTATGACAGGCACGCTGAAGGGATTAATATTTTCTGGATAGGACGAAATAACAGTGCTGGTATTGCGCAGGTTATTTCCGATTTGAAAGCGATGGTGGAAAAAGTTAAGGCATCATCTAAATATCCGCGAATCGTGGTGCTGGCTGATTTCATGGATGCCGGACAGACTAATGGTACGGCAGGCCGCGCGCAGATTTTTTCGCTGAATGCAGCGTATAAACGCGCGTACCCCGAATATTATTGCGAAATTGACGGCGTCGATATTTTGCAGAATTTTATCAATCACGCAAATCCGAACTATGCAGACGATGTTACGGACGTTGCCGCCGGAACGACACCGCGCAGCCTGCGTTATGACGACCTGCATCCGTCCCAGGTTCTGCAGGAAAATGCATTACATATCGGCGCGGATGTTAACGCCGAATTTATCGTTCAATTTTTGACAAAAAAAGGTTGGTTATAATGACTACAGTAACGGGTCCATTCGAAGTACGTAAAAATCTCACTCTCGGCTCTGGCGTAAAATTGTATCGCGACCAGACCATTGTCCCGGAAACTAAAGGCGTTTTCGATTTCGCATCTGACTGGGCGGGCGGTAACCAGGCGCAGTATAAAAATCTGAACACGTTAAAAAACATGAACTATATCGATGATGCGATAACGATTAACGCCAACGATTCAAATTCAAACGCGCAAAACTACGGCAGTGGCGGGGGAATTTACTCTGCAACAGGCCAGAATCTGGGTGTAAAACTCCCGTCGTCAATGTATCCCACGCCGGAGATGTCAAAATTCCTGTATACAGTGTGGGCAAAATGGCCGGCTGACAAACTGATAAACCCCGCAAATACTAACTGGGCATTGCTCTACGCCGGGTCGGGTGAGGGTAATTTGTCTGATGATGTCAGCACTGCATTTAAAATCGGCGGCGTGCGACAAGTTAACGACGGTACAGATGTGCCTATCAACTCACTGTACGTATACGGCGTGCGCGTTACCTACCCGTCTGAGGCCCAGACTAAGATTAAAGCCGTCGTTGGCCAGAGCAAGCCATTCCAGTATGGCGTCGAAGTAGTGCGAGATAAAAACCTCAACAATTTCTATTGCAATTTTTATCTAAACGGTGGGTTGATCGGTACATCTCCGACGCATACCCCGCTCGCTATCCCGATGGTCACAAACGCCTTTGTGCTGGGAAATCTGTCCCGTGGCTACTGCATGGCGAACACTGTTTTCTATCGTGTACGCCTGGATGACCTGAGCGGCTCTACTCAGTTGACGGCAGATCTCATCGCAGACGATTACGCAAAGAATAAGAGGTACTTTATCTAGCCCTGGTTTTTGTGTACCGGTAATTTTTGTTAATGCGTCGCCAATAACAAAAAAATGCAAAAAGCACCGCGCTGCAGCAGAGGGCTCGTATTAAAGATACTGACATAATCATCAGAATGACCAGGGCAAATGAAATGGCTAAGAAATATACGGCTATACTGACAGCCGCAGGAGTGGAAAGACTGGCCGAAGCAGCGCTATCTGGAGCTACTGTAGGATTTGCTGAGATGGCTATCGGTGACGGAGGCGGCGCACTCCCAAGCCCCTCCAGTGAGCAATCCGGACTGGACAATGAGAGGTACCGCGCCCCACTTAACCGACTAGTTATCGCCGACCAGGGTGCAAACGTGATACGCGCAGAAATGATTATACCCCCGCAGGTTGGGGGCTTCTGGCTACGCGAGGCGGCGCTCTATGATGATAATGGCGTGTGCCTGGCTGTGGCGAATCTGCCGGAGTCGTATAAGCCTCTACTGGCTGAGGGGTCTGGCCGCCTGCAATCGGTGAATATGTGGATTGCCGTCAGCAATACCGCTGATGTGGAACTGAAAGCGGATCCGTCAGTTATTCTGGCATCGGTGGAGGAAGTCAACCGCGCAAAAAATGAGGCAAAGGATTACACGGACGAGCTGATCGGAGCGCTGGGGGAAAGCATCGATCAGGCTGTAAATGAGCTGGATAAAAACACCCAAAAGGCTATCGCCGATGCTGTGAAAAAAGCGGTAAGTGACGCATGGGAGCAGGATAACCCCGTCGGCACCACCCGGTTTTTTAATCAGAACCTCAACCCCAACGAGCGCTGGCCGTGGTCGCAATGGGTTTACACCGGCGAAAATAAAACAATTCGCGTCGGAAAAGCTGACGGCTCAAATGTCGGACAGACCGGCGGCAGCGATAACGTCACGCTACAGCGGGCCAACCTGCCAGCCATTCAGATTAACGTCAACGGCGAAACCAGCGAGTTACCTGCACATGAGTTAACAACCAGGGGGGCTGGCAGGCACAAACATCAGGGGGGGATGGCGGCGCCGGGTGAAGCATGGGACGGGGATTATATTGTCGGCTCCGATAATGACAGCCATCGCACACGCAATAACACCAGTGAAGCTGACGATCATAGCCATATCGTTGACGTCCAGGCCCACAAACACACGACCACCGGCAAAACCGACAACCTCGGCGAGGGTAAATTGTTCAGCGTGGTGGAGGCTCATACGCTGCTGATGTGCTGGTCGCGGGTGGCGTGAGTATCGAGTACCGTCAAAATCAACAGTGCTGCAGTATGGTCAGGAGTGGAGGTGCGGTACCACCATAGTCAGAAATGGCGATATCTGCCGGTAGTGAAAGCCCCTTACTGAAGGGGCTTTTTTGTGGATTAAAACAGGCTCTTGATGGAAGTTGAAACAGAGTTAACCGCTTTTGTCGCGCTGGACTTCAGATCATCCAGCACATCACTGACAGACGACGTCTGTAGCTTCTCGCGAAAATCACCATCGGCGCGCGAAAGACTGATCGTAAACTCAATCTTTTTCGGGTTGCCGTAGCGGTCAAACTCCGTTTTTCCTCGCTCCAGCTGCGTCATAAGGTACATACCATAAATCTGCCCGTCACCCTCAATCAGCGGCCAGGGACGACCGGCAAAGCCGATCGTCTCCAGCGCCGACAGCGACCACCGGCCGCCGGTGATTTCCGGGTAGAGTACGCCATCGAGCGTGATTGTGTCGTCACCTGGGCCGATGTACTGCCAGGCCGCCGACTGGTTAACCCGGTCATTTTTAACGTGCCGCCACGCCTGGGAGTGCCGCAGCTGCTGATACGGCACAGTGCGAAGCGTAAAAACAAACATCCCGTAAATCATCATCATAAAAAACCTCCTTACTCCCGATCGCGGAATGAGCCGCGGTTAGTTTTGCGGGTGCCGGCCATTGCATCGCGCACGGCGTTACGCACCATTTTTTCCAGCTCCTGATCCGAGCGTTTACCGACGTCGTTAAAGACCAACTGGAAGAACGGCGCAGCACCTGACGATGCGGCGACCGGCGCAGACGTTGCCCCCTGCGTCGCCGTCGGCACCGACAGAATGCCGCCGGCCGCAGCGGCGGACACACGCGGTACAGGCTGCGGAATAACCCGCGCTTCCTGATAGGGCCCACGCAGCGCCAGCGCACGCGGCAGGTTTTTAAAGACAATATCACCGGGGCCGATTTTCTTCGTGTTATTCGCCGTCGCTTTTGTGTTATCCGCGATATTATTCAGGCGTCGAAGAGTGCCATTATCGCCGGTAATAACCGGCGGCTTGCCACCGCCAGCACCGGACACGGTGGCCTGACCAAGTGGCAACTGATGACCGGCCAGCGTGGCTGCTGATGCCTCCAGCGCACTCTGTGCCTTATCTGCTTGCTGCCTGGCCCTTTCGATACCGTCGGGAATAAGATCCAGTTTTTCAAGCAACCAGCTGACGCCGTTCATTAACTGCTGGAGCGGCCATAACAGAACACTAAGCGCGGTCCCCATTACACGCCCAAAGGTTTCACCCGCCGACGCACACTTATCCAGCGTGTCTTTACTGGTCTGCATCGGGGTCAGCAGGTTTTTGAACCACTCCCAGATAGCCTTGATGCCATTACCCAGCGCGGAGAAAACAGGCACCAGTGCAGAAAAAGCAGCTCTGACAGGTGTTAACACCTGCCACACACCAGTAAAGAAACCAGAGAAAAAGGCTTTGATAGGCTCCCAATAGCGCCAGATAAGCAGCCCAGCCGCAACAAACGCCGCACCAATTAACCCGATTGGACTTAACAGGAAAGACAGCGCGCCACCCAGCACAGATACCGCACCAGTAATCACCCCCCATAACGCAGGGAGGCCGGTAAGTCTGAGCATCAGCATGGCAAGGTTTTTACCCAGGGAGGCCAACGCAGCACCGGGCGCCAGAAATGCACCTAACAACCCCGCGCGGATGGCGGGAAGCACTGCTGAGATCCTGCCGAAACCGGATGAGATATCCGATACAACGACAGGCCAGCCGCGCATGCTTGCCATCACCGGGCCAGCGGCAGTGCCCAGGGTGCGGAATGCGGCAATAGTGCCGAGAATGCCGCGACCACCGGTTAGCACCGCGAAGCCGAGCTGTAGTTTTGCCAGCGGCCCAATCAGAATACCGACAGCAAGCGAGAGGGCGCCAACAGCAACTGTCAGCGCCAGAGCCCCGCTAGCCACCAGTAACAATGTTTGTGCAAGGCGCGGATTGGCTTTTACCCATTCACTCGCAGCTGTGAGCGCATCACTTAAACCTTGTGTTAATTTGCGAAGAGGGCCATCAACGGTCTCTTCAATCTGAATGCGAAATCCTTCCCAGGCGCTGTCGAGGTTTTTCAGATCGCCACTCAGGTTGTCAGCCATTTTTTTAGCGACAGCAGACGCCTCACCTCCTGCGCCTTTTAGTTCCCTTACGAGCTTTTGCAGTTCTCCACTTCCCGCACCTGCAACCAGTGTTTGCAGCCCAACAAAAGCCTCTTCCCCGGCAATGTCTTTAAAGAATCCAACCTGATCAACTTGTCCGTATTTTTTAGTTGCCTTGTAGAGGTCGAGAAGAATAGTTTCAACTGGTCGCATTTTACCCCTGGCATCCGATACTGATACGCCAAGCTGTTTTAATGCTTTTGCCGCTCCGGCTGTAGGGGATGCAAGTCGGGCTAGTGAAGCTCGCATAGCTGTGCCAGCATCGCTACCGCGAAGCCCGTTGTTAGCCAGAATACCCGCCATCCCGGCAGCCTCTTCAAGGCTGATACCCAACTTTGACGCCACGGGACCGGCGTACTTCATCGTGTCGCCAAGACTTCGCAGGTCAGTGTTGGTGCGGGTAAATGCAGCCGTCAGCACGTCACTGACACGATCCATTTCACCGGCAGGGAGGGTAAATTGAGAAAGGATGTTTGATCCAATATCGGCACTTTCGCCCAGCTCCATCCCACCGGCCAGCGCCATATTCAGTACGCCAGGTAATGCCACCTGGATTGATTGTGGAGTGAAGCCAGCCATTGCAAGGAACGCCTGACCACTTGCCGCGTCGCGGGTGGTAAATGCCGTTTCCGCGCCGAGCTTTTTCGCCTGCGCACGCAATGCTGCAAGTTGAGAGTCACCTTTATCAAGTCGTGTCAGTGCCTGAACGCGCGACATTTCCTCATCAAAGCCAACGGCAGGAGCCAGGAAGCTGCCGCCAGCGTATCCCGCCGCAACTGCGCCCGTAGCCGCCATCGTGCCACCGCCGCGAAGTTTCGCGCCGGTTTCCTTAGCCCTCTCATAACTTGCCTGCGCGCGCGTGACCACAGCCAGCCGCTGTCGTTCACGCTCAAGCGCCTGACCGTATTGCTCTGTTCGCCGGATGGCCGCCTGCACCGCGCCGCTACCGGCATTGAGGTTAACGCCATGCTGGCGCACCGCTTGTCCGGCTGCACGTAGTTGGGTGGTCTGTTTGTTATAGGTGTCTGTCAGGCGCGAGAGCTTATTCCGCAGCGTTTCAAGCCGCGCCGTCTGCGCCTCGGTCAGTTGCCCGCCTTCGCGTTGCTTCTGATTGAGACCATCAAAGGCACGTTGAGTGCTTCTGAGTTTTTGCGCGGTATCGTTGGCCTGTGAGCGCAGCTTGTCGAAAGATGACGCGCTTTTTTCCAGGTCTTTGATGGAAGACTGTGTTTTTTTGAGGGAGTCAGAAAGGCCGCCAATAGCTTTACTGGCGGCGCTGACCGGGCGGGTGAGCTTATCAATAGCACTGAACGCAACGCGAATACTAAGATCCATCGTCATCATCCTCCTGTTCATGGTTGCCGTTTCTGATGGCCGCCTTCTCGCGCCAGGCCATCAGCTCGCGCAGCTCCATGCCGTACATCTCGGAGGGCGGCCAGTGAAAAATAACTGCAATGTCGGCGATCAGATCGTCGACGTCAGAAAATACCGCCTCTCTTACTCGCTCTCCGTCTCCGCCACGTTCTGTGCGGACGGCACCGGTTTCGTCAAAAAAGGCGTGATCTCTTCACATAGCGCAGTGAAGTCACCGGTTGCCAGTGAGGCAATTTCGGCGCTGGTCAGCTGCGGACTGGTGGTGCGCGTCAGCAGGGTGGAAACCGCATCAAAATCGAAGTTCAGCACATCAACAAGACGCAGTCCGCGCAGAGATCCAGCCTGTTTGATGGTGTCAGTGATAGTGATGGTGATAATTTCCTGATCGCCGCGCTTGACCGGCTTACTGAGAATAACGGACATAACAGTTTCTCCGGGCGGCCCGCGGGCCGCCTTAAAGGTGAGTAAAAGGGGTTATCAGCTGCCGAGACCCAGCGCTGACATAATGCGATCCGGGTAGAGGTTCTGCCCGTTCCGCTTGTAGATAAAGTTCAGCAGGTCGATTTCCAGCAGTGGTTTACCGTCTACCGACTCTTTGTAGTAGGTGTTTTTGATGGCGTAGGTGTGATTGGTATCATCACCCTGTTTCGCATCACCCGGATCGATTTCAGTGATGCGGCCGCGCATCTCAACTTCCAGCAAGGAACTGGTCCCGCCGCTGTAAATCTCACCAGCAAAACGCAGGCGCACTTCGTCAATATCGCCACCGTATTTCAGGATCAGCGTCTCGACCACACCGCCGACTACCATCGACGCATCGAGCGCCCCGGAATCAAGACCCAGATCTACCGCCACCGCGCCGACCATGCCGCCGCCCTGGTAGTCTTCTGTTTTCCGGGTGAGTTTCGGGAGCGTGACGCTTGGCACTTTCCCGATGAAGTTTTCCCCGTCAACAAAGAGGGTAAACAGCCGGAGTTTTTTAGGAATAGCCACTATTCACCCCCAAGCGACGCGAACGCCGGTTCGTAGTATTGATCGGTGAACGTCTGGATCATCGTCAGGTCTTCCAGCGGCGGTACCGGGCTGTAGTTGTAGCGCACGATGGCTTTACCCTGCCGCAGGCCAACGGTCGGGTTATCAACGATATCAAACCAGCACGCCGCACCAATCAGCTTGCCGGCGGTAACCAGCGCCTGTAGTTTGGCGTTGATGCCGCTCACCACGTCTTTCACGTTCGCCGGGGTCAGCGGGGTGTCCACTGTGGTGAACTGCGCTTCTGCGATACTGTCCGCCAGGATCTGCGCGGTTCGCGTGTACACCTCGAAAATAAATTTTTCGGTATCAGTCGTGCGGTTACCCCAGAAGCGGAAGCCGTCGCGTTTAATCAGCGTGGTGATCTCATTGGCGTTAAGCTCGTTCGCGTCGGAGTCCTCCGCCTGCAACGCCCAGAACACATCCTTAGAAATCCCCAGCACGTTTTTCACTGGCACGTTAGACAGTGATTTATGCCAGCCCTGCTCGTTATCGATCAGAGCGCGGAGACCCAGCGCATACGCCACAGCGGGAAACTCTTCATTGGCACCAGTCGCCGGGTTATAGGCGATGAAGTTAGGCCAAATCAGCATACCTTCACGCTCTGCAAACGTTTCTCGGTAGGTTTTGGCTTCAGCAATAGTGTCGCAGCCGTGGCAGTAGCTGTATGAGAACGCCCGCAACTGCTTTGCGATAACCCGCAGTTGCGCGGTCACTTCGGCAGTGTCGTAATCAGGCACGCCGAGAATGCGTGGCCGGTATCCGGTTTTTTGCTCCGCCGTCAGAAAAGCAAACATGCCGGTATAGCTGCCGTCTGCCTGCGTGCCGCCGATAATCAGTTGCGACTGAGTGGGCTTGTTTTCACCCGCTTCAGCTTTTGCCACACGCACAACGATCACGCGGGTGCTGACCTGGTCGGAAATAGCTTTCAGCGATTTGTAAAGCGAACCGGTTTTACCTGCTTTGCCGAGCACGCTGATAACCCGCGTCACAAGCACCGGAGTGTTAAGTGGAAAGGTGACAGGGTCGGCGTCTTCGGCTACCGCAACCAGACCAATGACCGTTGAATCAATGTCATTGATCGCGGTCTGGAGGTCGGTATTTTCCTTGACGCGCGCCCCGTGAAAAAAGTTGTCGGTCATACTCTACCGCCATCATGTTGAGTGAGTTCGCGGTCATCATCGCCGGAGTGGCTGGCCGCTGTCGTGCCACCAGGGTTGTGACCGGCCTGCCACAACAAAAAGCCATCGCCAGCATTGCGCGCGCATGAAACCATCAGCGGCGGAGGTATGCACATGGCACTTACGACGGACACTATCGACAAAGCAAAAGCGCTACTGAGCGAAGGGGTGCAGCGATTCCAGGATTACCAGTCAGAACTATCGCGCGTGCCGGCATTCAGCATCATGATGGGTGGCAAGGCTCTGACGCAGCTCGATCCCCGCATTATTTCGCTAGAGCTGACCGACAACCGCGGATTTGAGGCCGACGAGCTGACCATTGTTATCGACGACAGCGACGGACTGATCGAACTGCCGCCGCGGGGTGCTGAGCTGTCGGTGTCGCTGGGCTGGCAGGGCGAGCCGCTGGTTTACAAAGGGGTTTACACCGTTGACGAGGTCGCCCATTCGGGGCCGCCGGACAGGCTGGAGATCACCGCCCGCAGTGCAGATTTTCGGGACGAATTTAACGTCAAGCGCGAAGTGTCATGGCATGACGTGACGGTTGAGCGCATCGTGTCAGCCATCGCCAGGCGTTACAAACTGACGCCGGTGATTTCTGAGCAGTTGATGAACGCCGAGATTGATCACGCTGACCAGACCCAGGAAAGCGATATGTCATTTCTGACGAGGATGGCCGACCTTCTGGGTGCGATTGCTACTATCAAAAACGGCTGTCTGCTGTTCATTCTCCCCGGGGGCGGTGTCAGTGCGAACGGCAAAGCGTTACCAGAGTTTGCGATCACCCGCTCCAGCGGTGACAGGCATTCCTTCCGCATCGCCGACCGCGACGCTTACACCGGCGTGCAGGCGTACTGGCTGGATCTGGAGTTTGGCAAAAAGAAAAAAGTCACCGTTAAAGCCCGCAAGAAAAAAAACGAGAAGAAGCCGCGCAGCAGCAGCCGGGAAGGGGATTATATCGCGGGCGAAGACGGTAACGTTTTTGTATTACGGACAACGTACGCCAGCGAAACTGCTGCTCAACGCGCTGCCGCTGCAAAATGGCAACAACTCAAACGCGGTGCTGCTGAATTTAATATGACGCTCGCCCGTGGCCGCGCGGATCTGTACCCGGAAATGCATGGCACTGTGTCGGGCTTTAAAGCAGATATTAATAATCAGGACTGGATAATTGCGAAGGCCACGCATTCGATCGACGACGGCGGATTTAAAACGCAACTGGAGCTTGAAGCGAAAATACCTGAATGGATTGCAGAAACGGAGTCATAGCAGCCATAATAACAGTGAGTTCAACTCCCGCCCGGGAGGCCATCATGTTCAAGTGTCCTATCTGTGGTGCCGTTGCTAAGACGCGTACCAGTCGTCCGTTAAGTAATACCACCGTTCGGCATTATCATCAGTGCCAGAATTTTGAATGTAGTATCACTTTCACCACACTCAACAGCGTTGAAAAACTGGTAACAAAGCGCGCGCCGCGTGAGAATCTACCGCTGGGCTTCATCCCCTCTGACGCGTTTCCTGCGTCACACTACGGTAGCGATCAACTAACCCTCCCTGTTTAAAATAGCCCCCGCAAATGCGGGGTTTTCTTTCTTGTCAATGTAGAATTATCCGATAAAATAAAAATGTTTTGTAACAAATGACAATTAATAAGTAACTATGGGGATGATTGCTATGGCTTTGGTCAGCTGCCCGGAATGCCGGAAAGAAGTGAGCGATTCAGCATTGAGGTGTCCATCCTGCGGAAAACAATTAAGGAAGCCGCGCCGCTCAATTTTTGGGGTACTAATAAAATGGATCTTCATTCTGTTTAACATTTTCATGATCTACGTCCTTTTTAAAGGGTTAGGCGGAACTGGCGAAGTTATTAGCCATGCCGCATCGGATGCGGAAAGGGCAGGGGCCGCTTTAGGCGCGGGTTTGGGAATGATGGCCATTGGTACTATTTGGGTCATCGGCGACATAGTCATTGGAATACTGGTGTTTCTTACTAGACCAAAAGGATGACCTCATGAAGAAAGGTTTTGTTTTCATTGCGACATTTTTAGCCGCTTCCGTTTCTTTGGCTACTGATGCTAAAGAGGAGTCAAGGGACTTTAAAGGGGTTCTTCAGTGCCGGACGATTGAGGATAGCTCACTGCGTCTTTCTTGTTACGATAATTCAATCCCTCCTTCGCGAACAAAGCACGCTGAAAAATTTGAAAGTAGAGAGCAATGTCCTTATGAAAAAACGGATGAGAGGCGTCTGGCCTGCTATGACAGATTTTTCTCGCCAACTTTCAAACCGATGAATTCAGCAAAGAATGCACCTTCAGGTGCTGAAGTTGCTAAAAACGAGGCAATCAGTAAAGAAAAGGCTCTGGAGTGCCGCTCAGAATTAAATGGTACCAAACGATTAGCGTGTTATGACAAGCTTTTTCCGCAGGATGCAACAGAAGGGGATGAGCCTGCCGTAGTAGAAGCGACTCCGAACCCCGGAAAATGGCTTACCCATATAACAACATCTCCGGTTGATGACTCAAAAAACGTGGTTTTAATGTTACCTAGCAATGATTCAATCAGAACCCCATTTGGCGAGACCGTCACACCAACGATTTTTGTGGCCTGTCGTGAAAAGAAAACTGAAGTTTTTATTAATTGGGATGTGTACTTAGGACTTGAGGAAACAAGTATGCTTTACCGGCTTGATAAGCAGAAAGCGGTGGAGAGAAGCTGGTCGATTTCTACCGACACCAAAGCGGTCTTTTATAGTGGTAGAGATATAGATTTTGTTAAGGCCCTAGCTAAATCTGAAAAGATGTTTGCAAGGATAACCCCCTACAACGAAAGCCCTGTATCGGTAACATTTGAATTAACTGGATTGAACAATGCATTAAAGCCTCTACAGCAGGCGTGCGGCTGGAAATAG